ATACTCGGACAGGAGCGTGACGGAGGGTATGATCTTAGGTTAGACCCCTTCGCTATCCAGTGCAAGCGGGTTAAAGACAGAAAAGGACTCTCTGTAAAGACTTGGTGGCTGGAGATTTACGGACAGGCGGTGAAGGACTGTCTTTTCCCATGTCTCTGCTACAAGGTAGATAGAGGCCCCGTACAGTTTATGCTTCACCTAAGCGCGGTTGCTGGCATCCCAAACGACGGGAGCCTGCCTCAGATACATCATACGATTGTGATAGAATGTGAAACATTCAAGCACATTCTCTTAACGAAACTGTCTACCCCTATCGGGATGTCACCTAATGAATCATAAATTTGCGCGCAGACCTCCGGCCTATCCCATACGATCACGGGCAAGGCGAGCGCTTACGGACGCAGCCATCCTGCTTGTGCTGGCTGTTTTTGTTGTGATGATGGGTTGGGTCAGCCTAAGCTGGCTGGCCCAGATTTTGCTTTCATGAGTTTATGCTATACTAGTCAAGTAACATCTTTGTTACATGACCATGTGAGGGGCGCTAAGGATGTCACGCGCGTCAATCTCTCAGATCACCAGTGCAGCGGTATTAATTGTTTCTACGATTGTTGGTGCTGCCTGGCAACTACGTAGGGAGCTTGACTCATCGGAAGCAGCAATAGCTGTGCTACAAAGTAGGATCGCACGTATAGACCAGACGATTGACCGGCTGGAAAGTCAAGGTGGTCTCATGGATGACGCTACCGTCAGGATGAGCCGAAAAAATGGGAAGTAGTCGCCAACCTAACCTTTAAGGTAACCAAATGTCCAGAAAAGCATTTTCGCGAAGCAATTTACCGACCGACACCGTGACCCCAGAGGACGCGGCCCAAAGTCGTAGCCATTTCGATACCCTTGCCGGCCCTGAGCCGTTTGCCAATACCCTTCCGCCTGCCAGACCCCTTCCGCCAACCCGTGGTTCCATGAGAATCGGAAGCGGCGAACTTGTACAAAGCCCAAGGGCTATAGCTCCATCGATTCCTGGTTCCAAGAAGCGGTAAGATCATGGCGGCCAAATCACTACCCCAAAGCGTTCACATTCGGGTAAGCCGATGGGCGCTAGAACACCTTGATGAAGCGCTTGGGGCGGTGTTGGATGTAATGAATGATCAGAATCCGGTCATTCGCCTGCAAGCGGCGGACAAGATTATCGATCTCGCTTGTTTACCTGTCATGTCTACCGAGGATGACGAAAGAATGCTGAAGGAGCAATCTGACGCAGATGAACAAGCGCTCAATGATCTCACAGCGTCTATCCGAAGATCGACGGTTGTGGCGATTACACGCGAAAAAGGACATTAGTGGATATGCGGATTGGTTATACCGTAGGAATGTAATTTCATTCCGGCCAGCCCTGCATCATCTACATCTCAATGACGTCCTGATGAGGGTTGCTGAAGGAAAGGTTAGGCGATTGATGATTTTTATGCCACCAGGTAGCGCGAAAAGCTCCTACGCAAGCGTTCTTTTTCCGTCATGGTACATCGGGAAGCATCCAGGGAAGAACATCATAGCTGTATCCCACACTACGCGGTTGGCAGAACGGTTTGGGCGCCAGGTAAGAAACCTGGTTAAAGAACCTGCCTATCAAGAGTTATGGGGCGATATTCTCTCGTCAGACAGCAAGGCCGCCGGGCGTTGGGCCACCTCGGAAGGTGGGGAGTATTACGCGGCGGGCGCCGGTAGTGCCATCGTTGGGTTCAGAGCGGACATCGCCATTCTGGATGACGTGGTTGCTGGTAGGGAAGCGGCGGACTCACTGCTTGCCAGGAACAAGCTATATGAATGGTACATCAGCGATTGTTGGTCACGGCTAAAGCCAACGGGGGCTGTCGTTATCATCATGCAAAGGTGGCATGATGATGACCTGGCGGGGAGGTTATTAGCGGATGCCGATAAAGGTGGCGAAACATGGGAAGTTATCAAGTTCCCGATGGAAGCGGAAGAGGATGATATACTAGGAAGGAGTCAAGGGGAATTGCTCTGGCCAGAACATTTCACGGAAGCGATGCTGGCACAGGCAAAGCGCGATACCCGAGCGTGGTTAGCACTCTATCAACAAAGGCCGAGGCCGGAAGTGGGCGGTGAATTCTTAAGAGATTGGATTGAGTATTACAAGAATGCGCCTAGCATGCAGCAGCTAAACAGGTACATTTTTGTGGACCCGGCAAACAGCAAGAAAATTACCCAGGATGCAGATTTTACAGCCATTTGGGTAGTAGGTCTAGGGCATGATGAAAATATTTATATTTTAGATATTGTCAGAGACCGACTGAACCTTACGGAACGCACGGAATTATTGTTTGATTTGCACCGGAAGTGGCGTCCGCTGGACGTGATTTACGAATCCTACGGGATGCAGGCGGACATTGACCATATCAAGTCTTCCCAAGAAATGGAGCAGTATAGATTTAAAGTAACGCCGATTGGTGGTAGTCTTAAGAAGCAGGACAGGATACGGCGGTTGATTCCTTTGTTTGAGTCACACCGATTGTGGTTTCCGCGAACACTGAACCGGACAGGGACGGATAACGTCATGAGAGATTTGATTCATGAATTTGTTGAGGAAGAGTATCTACCGTTTCCGGCCACCATCCGGCATGATGACATGCTAGATGCGCTCAGCCGGTTGTTGGATGTTCATCTACGGTGGCCTGGTAAGGTCGTATCGATAGCTCCCGATTCTCGGGTGGGTAGTCATTCTGGTTGGATGGGGTCATAAATGATCGAAGAGTCTAACATTCTGGAAACAGCGAAAAAGCGGTTTAACCGCGTGTGCTCTGCTGAGCAGGAATACCGGAACAAGGCTCTTGAAGACTTGAGGTTCCTTGGCGGTCAACAATGGTCAGAAAATGTGCGTGCAGAGCGAGAGTCTCAAGACCGCCCCCTACTGACCATCAACAAGCTCCGTCGCTACGTGACACAGCTTACCAACGATCAACGTATGTCCAGGCCAGAAATCCGTATCCATCCGGCGGGTGAGGAAGCTACACTACAGGCGGCGCGGGTATATGAAGAGTTCGTTAGAAGGATACAGGCAGAAAGCCGTGCTGACCTAGCTTATGACACCGCCTTTGAGCACGCCGCCAGCTTAGGGGTTGGATTCTGGCGAATATTGACCGATTACGAATCAGAAACCACGTTCAACCAGGTGATTCGGATTGAGCGCATTCGGAACCCCTTTAGCGTGTACATCGATCCTACCACGCAAGCGCAAGACGCTTCCGATATGCGTTGGTGCTTTATCACTGAATTGATAGACCGAGATGAATTTGAGGAAGACTACCCAGACGTAGAGATTGGAAACTGGGAAGCGACGGGGGCGGGTGAGAATCTAAAGCAATGGTACACCGACAAGCGCATACGGGTCGCCGAGTACTTTGAAAAGGTTTACGAGACCAAGACGCTATATCTGTTGCCGAATGACCTCACCACTTACGAACGTCCAGATAACCCAGACCTTATCGTTGACGAAAGGGAAACAGACGTACCGAAAATTATCTGGCGAAAGCTTATTGGTACTACCATTCTTGAAGAACAGGACTGGTTAGGCTCCCATATCCCCATCGTTAGAGTTGTAGGGACTGAGCTAGACATTAATGGCAAAGTCACTTTCGAGGGTGTTGTCAGGCATGCGAAAGACCCCCAACGAATCTACAATTATTGGGTCACCATGCAGACCGAACAGGTGGCCCTCTCTCCGAAAGCGCCATACATCATGGCCAGTGGCCAGGCAATGGGGCATGAAGCGGATTGGCGCGATGCCAATCGCCGTCCAAAAGGGGCGCTGTTCTACGAGCCGCTTTCGTTGGACGGGAGTCCAGTCCCCCCGCCGATAAAGATACCGGCACCGGAAGTGTCCACAGGCATCCTAACGTCACTTCAATTGGCGGATAAGGATATGATGGATACCGTTGGCATCTATCAAGCCAACCTTGGGGAACAAAGCAACGAGCGCTCTGGGGTGGCGATTACGGCGCGTCAAAAGCAAGGTGACATCAACCTTTATCATTTTCAGGATAACCTGTCGAGATCGTTAAAGCGGACGGGCCTTATCCTGCTTGATTTGATTCCCAAGGTTTATGACACCAAACGAAACTTGCGGTTGACGCATGAAGATGGCAATAACGAGCCTTTCATGTTAGACCCAGGTCAGATTGAGCCTTTAACGACCAAAACCATAAATGGCCAGCCGGTCAAGCATTTCAACTTGAAGTTGGGCATTTACGATGTTGACGTGTCAGTCGGCCCTGCCTTCATGACGCGGCGGCAGGAAGCGGCGGCCAGCATGTTGGAGTTCATGAAAGTCGTTCCTCAACAGGCACAGTTCCTAGCAGACCTTGTGGCGCGCAACATGGATTGGCCAGGGTCTGACGAACTCGTTGAGCGACTTCAAAAGCTATTGCCCCCTGGCATTGCGACAGTTCCTGGTGATTCTCAGACACCGCAACAGAGGGCGGCGCAGTTCCAATTAATGCAACAGGCTCAGCAGATCAAGCAGCAGGCAGAGCAGCTTAAGCAAGCGCAGCAGCAAACTGAAGCGCTTGCCCGAGACAGGGAACGTGAACTCGCTCAATTGGAGTTCAAGGCATTCAAGGAAAAATCGCAAGCCGAAATGAAACTGATGCAGGCGGCCTTTAAGGAAAAGCTGAACGCTATCAAGTCGCAACTTATAAAGGAACGACAGACGGCGGTCAAGCATACCGAAAAGCTGGCGGTCAGCAAGGTAATGTGAGCATGCCTAACTCGACTGACTCCATCTCCCTACACGAAGTAATCCGTGTCACGTTTGCGGTTCTTGCCGCTATTGTGGCGTGGCTCATCAAAACGGGGTTCAGTCAGCTTCTCTACAAGATTCAGCAGCTTGATAATGCACTGAAAGCTCATAGCGAAAGAATATCATCTCTAGAGATTAAGCTTGCCCGTGCTTCCCATTGCGGTGGCTCATCGGGCATAGGGGATGATACTCAAGAGATGGTCGGCGTTTCCACCGACCATCATGGAAAAGCGGTTACGGATGGATGAACCAGAACTCTTCTACGGGAGCAGTCCCACCAAACAGGGACCCGGCTTCAGTAGTGACGGCGTGGGTACCTGGAAGTTGAACGTATCCATTGTTAAGGAAGTTAGCTACCTGAGAAACGCAAGTGGATGCCGGATAGATGGAATTGGATGTATCACTGTACTGAACAATAGGAGCGGTCCACAGGCCAGTAGCGGAGCATACCACGCGGGCAACGGTAGCCGCGCTCGCGGAGGCTGATGCACAAAAAAGGAGTATAATGAATGCGGCTTTCAGATGTTTCATAATGCTTTACCAAGTTTAGGGATGACAATAGCATTATACCATAACAGTGAAAGATTTCGGATGGTTTACCAGTGAACCTATCACTGGGTACATGACGTTATCGGTACGATAAACCGAACCTTACCGTTGAGGGTTTCAGCGGGTAGATTACGTGATCAATCATGACGATAGACATTGAAGGTACACCGGAACTGCTCATACCGACAGAAGGCGCGGAGGCCATACCTGAACCGGAAGAGATGGACGCTAATGTCCCCGAGGAGGTAGTTGAGGGGGATGATGATGACGTGGCTGATGTTGCCGTTCCAAAGGAAAAGCCGAGGGTAGCTCGGCGAATTCAGGAATTGACGCAACGGAATGCACAGCAACGGCAACAATTGGAAGCAATGCAAGCGGCTTTGGCTCAAGTGCTTGCTCAACAGCAAGCGCCAAGACAGGAAGCTCAGAAGGAGCCGCTGCCAGAGCATTTTGATGACCCCAACAAATATGTTGAAGCAAAAGTTACCTACGAGGTAAACACTCGTCTGCAAGATCACGAACGACGGGTTCGTGCCATGCAGGATGCTCATGTTGCTCAGCAGCAATGGGCACAGCGGCTGGAAGCGGCTCGAAGTGTCTACCCTGATTTTGATGCCGTTGCGTTGGATAGCACGGTACCAATTACGGCAGATATGGCTACGGCCATTTCAAGGTCAGAACTGGGGACTGAAGTTGCTTATTATCTTGGGAAGAATCGGGATGAATCCGCCAGGATTTCCAGATTGGACCCGATAAGCCAGATTAGAGAATTGGGGAGAATCGAAATGAAGATTGATTCAGGTGCGCGGAAAGCTACAGCCACAACATCTACACCAAGGCCGATCAAGCCTGTGCGTGGTGGTGCAACAGCGACTACCAATATAGAGAATCTAGGGATGGATGCTTATGCAGCCGCAAGGAATGAGGCAGAGCGGGCGTCCAAAAAAAGAGGGCGCTCAAGCGGATAACCTTCAATGAGAGACTATAGATGGCTAATACCCTTTTAACACCGAGCATTATTTCTAAGGAAACCCTTAGAGTGCTCGTGAACAACTTGACAGCCGCGTCCCGTGTCAACAGGCAATTCGAGGATCGGTTCGTCAAAATCGGTTCAACCTTAACCGTTCGCAAGCCGGTTCGTTATACGGTAAGTTCCGGCCCTGGATTATCTATTCAGGACGTGACAGAACCCTCAACCACGATAACGGTAAACAGTCAGCGTCACGTTGACATGCAATTCGGGGCTTCTGATTTAGCGCTCACGATTGAAGAGTTTGGTGATCGCTACATTCGACCGGCGGCTGAAGCACTGGCCAACCAGATTGACTATGATGTTATCTCCAATTTCACGAAGGTGAATAATTGGGTGGCGCATGGTGGAGCGGCTGGTGGCGGTGTAACCGGTTTCGCTGACGTTGCCCTTGCTGCACGTCGGCTTGATGAGGAATCATGCCCACAGAATGACCGGTGTCTGATTCTTAATCCCGCTTCCTTCTGGGGATTGGCTGGCTCGCTAACTTCTCTTTTCGTTGCCGGAATAGCGGAAGATGCGTTGGCTACTGGCTTTATCGCCAATTTAGCCGGCATGGACGTTTACATGGATCAAAATATCCAGAGCCAGCAGGCGGGTGTCCAAGGCGGAAGTGGCGCCACAACTACGGCGAGTCAGACCGGTGCTACGATCAACACCAATGGCTGGACAGCGAGTGTAACAAATCTGCTGCGTGCGGGTGACGTTATTACCTTTGCGAACGTCTATGCCGTCAATCCTCAAAACCGGCAGAGCACGGGCGTACTCAGGAACTTCGTCATTACGGCGGCGGTAAACTCCGATGGAAGCGGAAACGCGGCCCTTCCCATTTCTCCAGCGATTGTAACAACCGGTCCCTATCAGAACGTCAACGTTGCTCCGGCGGCGGCGGCGGGTGTTACCGTACTGAATGGCGCTTCCAATACCACCTATGCGCAGAACCTGGCGTTCCATCGGGATGCTTTTGGTTTGGTGACGGTTCCGTTGGAATTGCCGGAGGGTGTTGATTTTGCTGCTCGCGAAGTCTATAAGGGTATCTCCCTTCGCGTGGTAAGGAGCTACGACATTAACAATGACGTATTCCCAACGCGTATCGACGTACTGTACGGCACTACCACCTTCTACCCCGAATTGGCGTGCAGATTAAGCGTCTAATCCAACCAGCATCATAGGCATAACCATGAGTATCCAGCAAGTTGATCATCGAAACCCAGATGGTTCTGTTTTTGGCGTATCCGCAACCGATTTAATTGGTTTTTACGGCGCTACGCCAGTCGCTCAGCAGGCCAGCGCAACGCAGACGGTTACTACCCCTCCGGCTAACACAGGTATTCTGTTGTCTATCCAGAGTCTGTCTACCGTCGCTCCTTCATCCGTAGCGGCCAGTACGTGTGCGGCTCAAGCCCTGACCGTCACGTACTCGCCCACGGCTACGTCTGATTACATCATTTACAACAAAATAACGGCGCAAGCGGGCATTGGCATCGGCAATGTCAGAGGTGGCACCACGGCTAACACGGTTGTGGTGAACTACGTCAATGCGTCTACTGGGGCGGTTACCCCTACTACGGAAGCGCAAACCTGGGCGGCTATACGGTTTGCGGGGGCTACGGGTACGGTTACCCTAACGCCAACGCCGGTAGCGGCTGACACTACGGTAGAGCAAATCTTTACCGTAACGGGGATTTCACCAACAGCGATTGTTCACGTCACCAAGCCTACCGACCAGGCGGGATTGGGAATCGCTGGATTTAGGGCGGCTGGCAACAATTCACTGGCCATTACTTTTGTGAACCCGACCGCCGCGACCATAACCCCAACAGCGGGAGAGGTATACACCTACTTTCAGGTTCCCGCCCCAGGCTGGTCTTCTTCCGATAGCATTGTGATACTGGGCGCTAACGTCGGTAGCCCCGCGGCGGTCAACCAGAGTACTTGCGTAGAGCAAGCGATTACTGTGACCGGAGGACCTTTGGTCAGCGACTTCGCGTTGAGCGTTTCAAAGCCTACAGCGCAGGCTAATCTGGGAATCGCGGGGGTGAGAGTTAGTGCGGCTGGCGTGTTGGGCATTACCTACATCGCGGGCGCAACGACAACCCCAACGGCGAACGAAATCTACATTGTTCCTTTGTTCCGCCAGGCAGGAACGCCCCTTGCTGCCGTGTACCCTGTAACCTTTACCCCGGCGGCTGTTGCGGCCAATACGACGGCGGAACAGGCATTGACTGTAACCGGTGTGGCGGCTAGCTCAATCGTTTGGGTTAACAAGCCGACGACAACCCAAGGTATTGGCATCGTTGGATACAGGACTAGCGCGGCTAATGTCCTGGGTATTACGTTCTGCAACGTATCCGCCTCGGCTATTACTCCACCGGCGGAAACCTACCTAGTTGGCGCCCTCCAAGCTCCGCCAAGCGCGGGATCTTACATCATTCGCTCCATCAACCTTACAACGTCCCCAATGGCTGTTAATTTAAGGAATTCGTTAACGGCTCTTGGTTTGATTGCGGGTGCCTAATGTCTAACACAAGTCCTGGGCGTATTCTTATAGCAACGCCTACGTTGATGAAAAGTCTTTGTACAGAATACGTCATGTCCTTGTTGAAAACCATTTCAACATTGGAACGTCAAGGGTTGGTAGCGGATGTTACCACCCTTGGCGGGGACTGCTTTATGGATAAGGCGAGAAACTCTCTGGTCGAAACATGCATGAAGGGCGAATACGGCACGCTGTTTTTCATTGATGCTGACCAGGGTTGGGAAGTGGATGGGTTCATGCGGATGGTCTATGCCGAACCTGAGATAGTGGCCGGCATTCCCCCAAAGAAAACTGACTCCAATCCAACCTACGGACACTTGTACTTGGATACTGATGAAAATGGGGATTGCTATGTAGAGAATGGACTGATAAGGACCCGAGGGTGTGGAACCGGATTCTTGAGAATTCGACGGTCAGCACTCGAAAAGATGATAAAGGCCTATCCGCAAAGGGTAAAGTCAAGCGATGGCGGCCCCCATGAATCCATCCCTTGGCTGTTTAATGACGGCCCTGTTTGGGATGACGATGGGAAGACAGGCACCTTTTGGGGAGAGGATTTACAATTTTGCAAGCGATGGACTGACATGGGTGGCACAATTTGGGTTGATGCATGTCAAACGTTCCTGCATGTTGGAACCAAAGCGTGGGAGGGGAATCTGTTAAAATATCTACAAGAAAATGCAGAAGTCAGATTGAAGGATGAAAGCAATGTTACTTAACGAATATCCTCGGCAAATGTATCTGGATGGGAAGCCAGTTCTGATTGTCTATAGTGCTGAAGAAGCCTTGCAAGCGATACATGACGGGCATGAGCCTTATCCGCCAGGGTGGGTAGCCCCGCCATTGGAAGACCCATCATTGTTTACCGATGTGTTTCGTGCCCCGATAAGACGGTCACGGCGAACCAAAGTTAAAGCGCAAGAGGCTTTACCCCCAGACGAGGCCGCGTAATGACAACCGCTACAGACATCATCAATCAATCGCTTCGACTCCTTGGAGTGCTGGCCACAGACTCCAGTGAGACAACTACAGCAGGGGAAGCGGCGGATTGCCTATTGCGCATGAATGACATGTTGGATTCGTGGAGTACGGAGAACATTGCTACCTACGTTCGTTTGACGCAATCGTTCCCGCTCGTGGCGGGTACGTCAAGCTACACGATAGGCCCGACAGGAACTATTGTCGCCACCAGGCCGATGACGATACTTCCTACCCCCTATGTTCGGGACTTTAATGGCAACGACTACCCTTTGGTCATTCTTAACAATGAAGAATGGGACCGCATTGGAACGAAGTACAACGTCAATGCCGATATTCCTGATGCCATTCATTATGACCCAGGATACCCTAATGGGACAATGATCATCTGGCCACAACCTACGATAGCGTACACCCTGTTCTTTGAGTGCGATGCACAGTTAGCAACGTTGGCCGTTCTGTCAACGCCTATCGTATTCCCACCAGGATACCAGCGGGCGATTACCTATAATTTAGCGTTAGAAATACATGGGATGTTCCCTGAACGGGATTTGCCACCCAGTGTTGTGCAGATAGCCAGAGACTCCAAGGCCAACATCAAACGAATCAATCAGCAATCGATGGATGTTCGCTTTGATCCGGCGCTCAGGCAGCGGAATCCCACCTACAATATCCACAGAGGATAGCAATGCCAAGCAAACCGGCCACCAGATGGAGCCTGTTCGGAGGTGATCTAGGCGGAAAAAGTAACGTGGCGCAAGTGGAGTCACGAACCAATCTCTACCTAGAAGTCCTACCTATCGGCGAGAAAGGCCAGATAGTTGCCTATCCCACACCAGGGTTGGGAAGCGCGGTTATCTCTAACGGGACGAACCCCATCAGGGCGATGCGTGTCCTGAATGGAATCTTGTACTTTGTGGCCTACAATAACCTATACAAAGCCGCGCCCCCAGGGTGGGCGGTCACGCAGATTATGACGCTTGCGACCACATCGGGGAACGTGGTCATGACGGACAATGCTACTCAAATTATGTTCGTTGATGGAAGCCAGGGATACATCTACAACACCCAAACCCTCGTTGGTTCGATCATCGGAGATTCCAATTTTCCAGCGGGCGCCCAAACGTGTGCCTATCAGGATGGATACTTTATCGTCGAAAAGCAAGGGTCACGGCAGTTCTGGGCCAGTCAGCAATATGACGGGTTGACATGGACCCCGTTATTGTTCGCTACCAAGGAACAGTATTCCGATAACATCGTGGCGGTATCGGCTGACAAAGGGGTGGTGAAAGTGTGGGGGAACTCCAGTACTGAGTTCTGGAACAGTAGCGGATCGATTGACTTCCCTTACTTGAGAATACAAGGGACTACCGTACAGACCGGACTCGCCGCCGCTTACTCGCTTGCCTTTGCTGGAGAAATGGTATTTTTCCTCGGAAAATCCCAATCGGGTGATGTTCGAGTCTTTGTGCTGGATGGCTATGTTCCAACAGCGGTATCAACCCCGGCACTGGATCATCGGATTGCCACCTTCGCTACGAAGTCTGATGCGGTAGGGATGTCCTACGTAATGGATGGCCATATCTTTTATCAGATAAGCTTTCCTTCTCAAGGAGAATCCTGGCTATTTGATTATACAACCAGCATAAAGCTTGGATACCCGGTATGGACAAGGATGAAGTCATCGGGGATGGCGATGTATTTAGGCTATATCGCTGTAAACCTTAATGGAGTCACTTACATTGGAAGTGCCAGTACTGGGAAAATCTATCCTCTTCTTAGAGATACCTATACTGAGGATAATGGTGCCATTTACAGAGAAATAGTTAGCCAGCATCTTTATCAAGGTGGAAACAGAATCTTTCTCAATAAGCTACAATTTGAGGTTGAGGTCGGCGTAGGAACCCCGTCTGATGAAAACCCAGTATTGGCGGTCGAAGTATCAAAGGATGGCGGCTATACCTATTTGGCTCCCGTAAATTTGACATTAGGTGGACAAGGGTTGTACAAAACAAGATGCCAGGTTAGACGACTTGGAATGGCTCGTGATTGGGTGTTCCGTATATCAACGGCGGACCCTGTGAAACTTTCATTCCTTGGAGCTGACGTATCGTGAGTACATCAAGACGATCAGCACCAGCGGCAAGCATTACAACGGGGAGGGGCGACCCCTCTCCAGAGTTCTATCAATGGTTGCAATACGTTAGCGAAACATGCAATCGGAATCACTTATCAGGGCCAACCACGCAGCGCCCTGTCACATCGTCTGCATCGGCCTTGTGGGTCGGCATGAGATACTTTGATACAACATTGAACAAACCGATATGGCTTAAATCACTTTCTCCAAGTGTCTGGGTCGATGCTACTGGAGCAACCGTTTAGGGGCAAATTAGATGGGCATGTTTGATTCATTGATTGGCGGGGCTGTAGGGGTCGTTGGCGGGCTGTTAGGTTCGCAAGCGATGTCTGGGGCGG